GAACTCGGCGCGATGGCGTCCGGCCGGCGCGACGGCGCGGAGCAGTCGCAGCGCGTGGCGCGCGTCGTGTCGCGGCTTGACGACTGCGAACTCGACGTGCTGCTCGGCGCCGCGCTGATCTGCGCTCACCAGCAAGACGACGAGATGGCGCTTGCCGCGATGAAGACGCTGGCGAAGCGCTACCTGCAGGCGCAGGCGAGCTACGTCGACAAGATTGTTGCGGAGGCGGCATGAGCGTCCTCATGAACGAAGACCGCGCGACGGTCGACATCAACACCCTGCGCCGCAACCTGCAAACGCCGCGCACGGGCCAATCTCCTGCCGAATACGCGCAGCCGCTGCACGCCGAAGAACTGGAAAGCCGCGCCAAGTGGCCCGAACGCGTGATGCTGTTCCTGGCTGGCGCGTTCGCTGCTGCGCTGCTGATCGTCTCGATGATGGACTCGGCGCACGCAGGACGGCGTGACAACTGCTGCTATCCGTGGAGTGCTGCAAAATGAGCGCGCATACGCCAGGTCCGTGGTTTGTGCCTCAATCATTTGGCACGCAATACGTTGAAGCGCGCATTGATAGTGGGCGGCTTCAAGAGGTTGCGGCTTGTGGGCCTACACAAGAGCCGACGCAGCAATACGCCAACGCCCGGCTGATAGCCGCCGCGCCAGCGCTGTTGGAAGCGCTGGAAGACTTGTTGATGCACATCGGGAAGGGGCGCGAAGAAACCGTTGAATGGGTTTGCGAACCTATCCACTCCGACGAAATCAAGGCGGCCCGCGCCGCCATCGCAGCCGCAAAGGGGGAGCAATGACCATCCACTACCTTCAAACGGAGGCCGCCATGCACACGAACGAATGGCCCGCGCGTCGCTGCGCTGGTTCCTGCGATCAAGGCCGCAAACTCTGCGTCACGCCGGAAGCCTGCGAGGTTCCGTGCGACGCCGAAACCGTCTCGCCGCTCATCGGAATCCTCGTTGGCTCAGTGCTCGGCGCTCTGATGATCTGCGGCGCGGTTTGGCTGTGGAGGTCGCTGGCGTGATCGACTTCACCGATTGGCTGCGCAATAACATGCTCAGCCACTCAGGTATTCATCGCCAGCAATTACGCGGCTCGCAGCGTAAGCGAGTGCTAACTTGCGTGCAAACTGGCGTGGTTGCTTGTCAAGTGGTCCAAAGCACAAAGTTTGACCAGCTACATCAAGCAACTACGCGCGTCTGTGCGATAGCGCCCACTAACGTAGTGCAGTTGCACAGAAAACCACGCTGACAATGACAAATGTCGGCTGTTTCATCTCCGATTGCACAGCCTCAAAACGCCCCCTCAGCTCTGCGGGGAGCCTCTCACAGAAATAGGTGACGGATGGATCGCGCACAAGACTCTGACGAATACGAAGCGCTTGCATTGATTCTTGATAAATGCAACGGGCTTGCGGTTGAAGTGTTGGCCGCCTACGTGCAACACAGAATTCACGGCGACAGCCCATCAGATGCGGCTGCGTATGCGTTGTATGACTGGGACTGCTGACATGATCCGCGAATTTGCAGCCGTATACCGCCTATACCGCAGGCACCACCCGATGCGCTATGCGCTCTCGCGGGCCTGGGGCATCGTTGTTAAGGGGCAGGACTTCTGATGGACAACAAGGCACTGTGGAAGCGAGCATTTGTCACTGACCCGCGCGCCGTCAAGCCGATCACGGGTAAGCAGTACAAGGGCAACAGTCCGAAGCCGTATTGGATCGTTGAGCGGCTGACAGATGAGTTCGGACCGTGCGGCGACGGTTGGGGATTCACGATCCTGAATGAGCGATTTGAGCGGCTGACGGAGACTGACGTTCTGCACGTTGCCGTCGTGCGGTTTTGGTATCTTGCTCAGGCTCCTGACGCCCCACGATGCGAGTTTGAGCAGATCGGGCAGACGAAAGCCGTCTATCGCACAAAAGATGGCGGGACAATGGTGGACGAGGACGCGCCAAAGAAGTCCGTGACCGATGCGCTGGTGAAGTGCGCGAGCTATCTCGGCTTTGCGGGCGACATCTTCAGCGGCATGTGGGATGACTCCAAGTATGTCGCATGGGCCGGCGAAGAATGGGACCGGCGCATTGCTGAAGAGCAGGAATCGCCGGAAGACAAGGCGGCGCGCGAAGCGCAGGAAGCCCGCGACGGCGAACTGCGTGAACTGGCGCTGTTTCTTGTCGACGCGCACCAGAACGGCAAGGACATGGACGCCATCCGCGTTTTCTACGATCCCACTACGTGGTCAAAGGACAACCCGACCGCGACGGAAGAACAGAAGTACGTCTGGGGCCTGCTGAAGAACGAAAGCAAGCTGCGGTCTACGCTGAAGGCTAACAGCCCGCACATCAACAAGGCCGCGTGATGTTCCAGAAAGCCCGCCCGCTGCGCTCAAAGGCTTACCGCAAGTACGTCAGTGAGCATGATTGCTTCGGATGTGGTGTCTCGGGCTACTCTCAATGCGCCCACGAGGAACAAGGCAAGGGCATGGCTCTGAAGTCTGACGATCTAAGGGCTTTCCCTCTGTGCTGCTCTAGGCCCGGCATCGTAGGATGCCACTACGAACACACCATGCTAATCGGGATGACGCGGGACGGCAGGCGTGAGCTAGAGGCGATTTATGTGCAACGTATGCAGGCCATCGCTAGGGCTGATGGTCGGCCGGAGTTCAAGTGATGGAATGGCAACCGATTGAGACTGCGCCAATGACCGGGCGCAAGGTGATCTTGTTCTATCTGAACCGCAACAACAAGGCGCGGACGGTGATGGCCCGCTGGCTGACCGACGAGCAAGCGGCAGAAACCGATGCGGACGGCGTGGGCTTGGAAGGCGGCTGGTACGAGTGCATTGACAACTGGGACGACTACACCGAGGTTGCGATTCACGAAGGCGACCCAACCCACTGGATGCCTCTACCTGAGCCGCCGCAAGAATGATCCACCGCCGCTTTGTGCTGGCCCATGATCCAGCCCGCGCCCGTGCTTCGTCATACGTGCTCTATGACGCACCGGAAGGCGCGGAGGTCATCGTCAAAGAGCCGACGCGCACCGGAGAGCAAAACGCAAAGTTTCACGCGATATGCTCAGACTTGGCGCGCTCACACATAAAGTGGGCAGGAAAATCGCGCACGGCCGATCAGTGGAAAGTCTTGCTTGTAAGCGGTCACGCTCAAGCCACAAAGGAAGGCTCTGACATGGTGCCTGGGCTTGAGGGCGAATTTGTCAACCTGCGCGAATCAACTGCGCTTATGAGCAAAAGGCGCGGGTCTTCACTGATTGAGTACGCGCTGGCGTTTTGTACGATGAATGGCGTAACGACTCAGGAGATTGCATGACCGACACAGACCGCGCGCTGCTGGAGAAAGCTGCGATAGGCGACACAGTGGCCTGCAACGTGCGTCATCCGTACCCGCAGACGCTGGCGTTCACGCTGGAAACGCAGGCCGCAGCGAACTACGCCAATGAGCTGCTTTCCGACAGTCGCAGCGGCTGGCGAATCGTCCGCGCAGCCGCAAGCATGGCGTGGGAGTGATGGACGACATAAAGCCTGTTGCGTGGGTAGACGAGCGCGCCATTTCTTGGCTTGTCGCGCGAAAAAGCAAATCGAGCGCGTACATCACCACCAAACTGACTTCCATCGGGCCGTCGATTGAGCGACCAATGCCGCTCTTTGACCAAGCCGCACTAGACGCCGCCGTCGCAGCAGCGCGCGCATATGAGCGGGAGCGGTGGAAATCGGCGCTACGTATGAAGCACGACTACCAAGGAGCGTGCCCTGATGAGCATCAGCCTGACGCTAGGGAAATGGATTGCCCAGCATGCAAAGCACTACTGGAACTGGAAGAAGTCGCGCAGCGAGACGCCATCCGCAAAGAATGACCGTCACCCGACGCGCTGCACCATGCGTGCCATGTCTCGCAAGACCCTCTTACGCACGTTCTCCGGTGTTGGCGCATCCGGCCAGCGGCATAGCGGCCCACGGGCGTAGCTGAAGCGGGTCAGCCAGTCGCGTTCCTTGATGGCCCGCGCAAGATCGCCGTGAACCACCGGATACGCTCCAGGCTTGGGCTTCACGGCGCTTTGCGGCAGAGCGCGACCATGCGCGCGTCGAAGGTGGGACCGTACGCGGCAAACACCTTGCCGGCCACGAGCGACGGCGACTGCGCCACCTCGGGCCGGCACTCCGCCCCGCTCGTCGCCCGCCCGGTCGACACCTCGGCGCGCACGCCGTTCACCAGCGCGAACGCCGGCCGCGTCGTCTTCGCGGCATCTGTGCCGACGTCGACCACCCAGGCCGGCGGCGCGGTGCACACTGGCTCGGCGCCGCACTTGCCCTGGCCGAGCGCTTCGGCCAGCGTGGCGGCGCCCGGGTAGCCCGGCAGCCGCGCCAGCTGCAGCCGCACGCAGGCGCCATGGGCCAGCTGCGTCACGCGGCAGGTCTGCGCGGCAGTCGGCTTCGCCGCGGCGACGATGGCCAGGCGCTCGGCCTGCGCCTGCTGCCACGGCGAAGACGCGGCCAGCACGCGCGGCGCTGCGGCCTTCACGGCTTCCCAGCCCAGCGCGTACAGCCCGCCGTCATTGGCCATCCGGAACCACTTGGTGCCGGCCGGCGCATCGGCCGGCGCCGGCCCAGGGCACCACCACGCGTCCACCCGCCCGTCGGCCGCCCAGTGCTCCACGCGGTGCGAGCCAGGCGCCGTGGGGTTGAGCCATGTCTTCGGCTCGCACAGCGGCGCAGCCTGCGCCTGGCCAGCACTCAGCAGCAGCGCGAACGCCAGCGCGGCCAGCGCCATGCCGATGATCTTAGTCATGGGTTCACTTCTCCGGTTGGCCAGGCGGTTCGCACGCGCCTGAGTTCAGCGGCGAGGTCTTCAGCTTCTGCTGCACATCTGCCAAAGCCTCGCAGTACGTCGCCCAGTACGCGCCCGAAGGCCTCGGCTCGATCCCGGCAGGCGCCGATGGAATCGTCGGCCGCGGCGACACCACCGGCAGCGGCGCGGGCGAGTTCGTCGCGCAGGCGGTCACGGTCAGCGGCAACAGCAGCCACGCGCGCCGCATTGGCCGCGCGCTCGCGCTCTCTCTCATGGTCGGCTCCCTGGCGCGCGATGCGCCACTGTTCTTCCACGGCACGAGTGCGCGCGGTTTCGGCTTCGACTGCGGCGCGGTGCTGCGCCTGCAACCGATCGACCTGCGCCTGCCAATGCGTGTTGCGCTCGGCCGCGGCAACGCGCTTGCCCTTGAAGTAGCCCGCCACACCAGCGCCGGCCATGCCCAGCCCGCTGACGATGGCGCCCACCAGCGCAAGCTGCACAACCCCTGCGGCCCAGCGCTTCACGCAGCGGGCTCCTGCTGCGGCGCCTTGATCTTCTGCGTGGTGTTGCCGGCGATGTAGGCGCCGACAGTGCCGACGATGACAAGCGCGTAGGTGCTGCCGGCCGGGTCGAGCTTTCCGAAGAACTGCAACACGCTGGTCATGGCGCCGCAGAGCATGGTCAGGATGAATCGACGGCCGCCGAGCGACTCAAGGTTCATTCACTTCCCCTTGATCGTGAAGGCGTCAAGCAGCTTGTCGACCGCCCCGAACTTGATCGAGCCGATCAGCAGCGCCACGCCCAGCAGCATGAAGACCGTGCGCAGCACCGCGCGCCCGACCATCCGCTGAATGCGGCCGGACCACTTCTCCACAACGCGGTCGGTAACCTCGTCGCTCTGAAGCGCCTCGATCATTCGCGCCGTCGTGTGTTGGGCGAAGTACTCGGCGAGATCGCGGTCGCGCTGCGTCATCTTGGATTCCTCGTCAGGCTCTCTTGGCTGCACGTTGCACCTCTTGCATCAGCGCCGCCAGGAACAGCGCACACACCACGGATAGCAGGCTCATCGGCAACCCGAAAGCCGCGTCGCACAAGTTGGACCCTTCGGGCAGCTCGGGCGCGCGATCCATCGGGAACGCGAGCCGGCACACGGGCCGCTGCAACGCCTCGAACAGACCCCAGGCCGCGACACAGCGGGCCGGGAAGTTGCGCAGCAGCACGAAGGCCTGCGCCCACAGCGCAGCAGCCTCCGCGCCGCTGGTGACGTAGAACCACGCCGAACGGGTGCCGCCCATCAGCGACGGCAACAGCCATTCGGGGAGGAAGTGCACCGCCGCCAGCAGCAGCAAAAGCGCTGCCGTCACTCTTCCCCCGGGCCGCCGCCTCGGTTCGGGCTTGGCGGGTCGATCTTGTCGGCCAGGCGGCGCAGGCCAAGGAAGCGAAGCACACGCGCAATGGTCTTCATGATGCTTGGTAGGTACCTTGGATGGTGAACACGATGGGATCGGAGCAGTCAGCGACCCCGAGAGAAGCAACGCCAGCGCCTTGACCGTGCTGCTTCTGAAGCGCGATCCCGGCACCGCTGACGACTGCGTTCAACTTGACGTAGTTCGCGCCCAGCGTGATCCCGGTCCACGAGGTGACTTCAAGGTTCTGCGAACCCCATGCGGTGTCGGCGACAAACGGAAGGCCGCTGATCGTGAGATTCCCTGCCAGCGTCCCTTTGGCGAGGCTGATCTGAATCGTCACGGTGACGGTCTTGCCTTGCTTGGAAGACTTGCCCAGCGCGGTCCCTGCGCCTTGCGTGCCGCCACCGGAGCCGACAAGCACCGGGGTAAACGTCAGATCGTCATCCGTCTCATCGGCCCACGCGCGAGCGTAGGTGCGCCAATCGGTATTCGACCCCGAGGCCGGGACGTAGCCCCAGCTCTGCACGTTGTTGGCAGACATGGTGACCGATTTGGAGCAGTTCTCAGAGTACCCGCCAAAGAACTGAATCCCATCGCAGTCAACACCAACGATTCGAGCAGTCGGGGTCGCGGCCGGAGACGTACCGCTGTTGATCGCCTCTTCGTTGCAGCCGATCAGGCAAATCTGCCCGCCGTCGTCGAACTGATACCCGACGTTTCCGCGGGTCAGGCGTTGTCCAATGAAATTGGTACGCGTCACCCAAATCGGGACGGTCGACCAATCCACGTTTTTCTTGACGTGCACATGACGCCCGCCACCGACGAAGTTTGAGTAGCCGCCAATGACGTTGTGATAAAAGCACCCGGAGTCCGAGCCGGTGACGTGCGGGCCTGGCTGGATCACCAAGCCGTCAACACCAGCGCCACCAACACGACCGACGTTTACCAAGTCGACAAACGATTGGTTGACGAGCGTCGTCGTCTGCGTCATGTCTTCCGGTGCAATCGCGCACAGGATCACGTCGGTCCTGCTGTTGTAATCGAGCGTGATATCCCGGATCGTCACGTTGTTCCGCGCGACCCGGATCAAGATCATGTTGTCGGCGTTGCACTTAAAGACCGTGGCGCCTTCGCCTTCAATGACGATGGACGTAGCGGGGTCTGCGTTCACCGAGGTGAAGCGAAGCAACAGGCCATTCTTGTAGCCGTCAGCACTCGCAGTTCCACCGCTGAAGACGTAGCCGTTTGAGTGCGCCGGGAAGAACAGGGACTTCCGACCGGCGGTAATCATCAGGTCATATACAGCCTGAACCGCAGCCGTGCAGTCAGTCCCAGCGGCAACCGCGATACGGACCGCATCGAACCACATTACCGACCATTTGGACTGCTGAAGAATCCAGCCGAGTGAGGGGGCGGTGTACGCTAGTTCAGGGTCAAAGCTGACAAGCCCTGCGCCCTGCGTGTAGGTAGCGGAAGTACCGAGCGCCGTAGCAAACGAAGCGTGCGCGGCAGACAGGGCTGCGCTCGCCGCGATGCGGTCATTGTCGGCAGTCTTGAGAATCGCCTGAATTGCGCGAAGGTAGTTATCACCTTCGGTGGGCGGATCAGAGCCGGCCGGGCTGTTGCTGCCGGGAGTCGTCGAGAGATCGGCGATGGTGCTCGGGATTGGCATTAGAGCACCTGATACGAAAAATGGAAGCTCATAGCCTGTGCCGACGATGCGGGAGCGTTGAACCGAATCTCGGCTCTGTTGTTGGTTGCGTCCGCAACAACGTCGCCGACCACAGGGCCAGTGACGTATGCGCAAGTCCCCGACGCTTGATGGTTGGCAGTGAAATCCGATGCAATCGGCAGCGATATCCCAAGCTGCGTTAGCGTGGTAGTGATTGGGACAACCACAACTTGACCAGACACCGACACAATGTTGTTGATGCGCGTATATCGCACATCGTATGAACTGAGCACCAATGCGACATTGGAAACAGCCGTGAATGTCGGGCTGTAGGTGGTGCCGTACACCTTGCCATTAGGCGCAGTCGGCTCAATGCCAGCCGCAAACGTCTGCAACCCTGCCCATGACGCAGCGCCAGCCATCGTGCCGCTAAAGGTAGCATTCTTGACGATGCCCGTGTCGCTGGTGCCGTCAAGTTTGTCCCGCAGTGTGGCAATGAAGGCAGAGAGCGCGCGGATATAGTTATCGCCGTCGCCTGGAGAATCAGCTCCGCTCGGGCTGTTAGAGCCGGCTGTAGTGCTCAGGTCGTCGATTGAGGTGGGTACTGGCATAATGACTCACATGGAACCGTGGATGCTTGCGCTGATTCTCAAGCCTTTTGCGCTACTGTTTTTATTCGGTTTCATATGCCTTCCGGGGCGTTTGTTTGTGCAGCGCTTTATGAAAGACGGCAGATTGAAACGCTTACTGCTGAAGCGAATTAGCTAGCAGCAGGCCGCCAGCGGTTCCGGTTGGCTGTGCCAGCAGGCGCGTTAGTTCTTTGTCTAGTAATTGCGCAAGCGTGTTGTTTGCACCAGCACCGGCCCCGGCAGCCTTAGCGACAGGCTGCGACAAATACAAGCGAGTCAGCAGCGCGCCCGGCATTCCAGTCAGGTAGTCCGCAGCCCCGACAGATCGAGTTGCGGTTCCGCTGTTGCCAACAATGTCGGGGAACGCCTGAACAAAGCGCGCGGCGTTGTACATATCGCTAGTGTTCTTTCCTAGCGTGTACCCGCCCTTGTCCTTGCCCATCAAACTATTGGCAAGGTTTCGGCCCGACACGTTGCCGCTTGATGGGTTGACGACATTGGTACGCGTCGTCAGGTTCATCAGGTTTTTGTACTGCCCGCGGGCTTCCTGATACGCGGCTTTCTCGGCGCCTGACAGCGTGCCGACAATCGCATCCTCGACCACCTCCTGAGCAGAGAACAGTGCATCGCCCAAAGCCCGGTCCCCGTTTGGCGACGTCATGTTCTGTTTTGCCGCCTTGCCAAGGTTGGAAGACAGTGCCCGCAGTTGTTCGCGCGTGGCCCCTCCTTGATCGTTGACGAACGAGTCGAGCCGCTTCCACAACCCATTGGAAGCGAGATCGGCATTGCCCATCAGCATGCCGTCAGCGTCATCTGCAATGGTCTTGAGCCGTGCGCCCAGCGCCATCGGGTCAAGCGGGACTTTGGTCTTGTCCGCAACCGACTGAAAGACGGACCCGATGCGCTGTTCTGCACGCGAAAGAATCGGCGTGCTCAGTTCGTCGGCAGTCTCGCCGATAGCCTTAGCCGCAGCCTTGTTCAGCGCCTTCTGGTTCGCTTCCTTGATGGCATCGAACCCGGAAGACGTTAGCGGACTCGACTCTAGTCCGGCTTCCAGTTTTTGAAGCGCGGCAGAACCGCTCGCCTTCCCGGGAGTAAGCCGCATGCCAAGACCCGCTCCGGCCTGCGCCGATTGCTGCTGCCCGAGCGTGAGCGCGCTTTGCGAATTGGCTGCTGTGCGGCCGATCATGTTTGCCGCTTTCTGACCAAGAGCGCCGCCGCCAACTCCTAGCAGGCTATTCGTGACTGTTTCGCCGGTAGAGGTTGAAGGCTGCAACAGGCCAAGCAACCCGCCTACAGTGCCAGCGCCTGCGACAGTGTTTGCGCCCGGGATCATTGCGGTCGGCGCCAGCGCCGCGACGTTGCCCGCAAAGTTTCCGACCTTGCCGGCCAGCGTGGCGTCTAGAGGAGCGTCAAGCCTGCGCGCTTCGGCAATGTCGTTACGCGACACCATGCCGGCCGCCTGGCCGACGCCGCGCCCGATGTTTGTCAGTGCCTGACCGGCGCCAGCAAGTCCGCGATTGAGCCATTCGGGGACGCCAATGCCGGTATCGAGCGGGCCAACCTTGAGCGTTGATGTTCCTGCGGACGGGTCAACCTGCATCGGCTCTGCTTTGGGACCGGACGCCGGAAGCCAATCAGCCGGAACCTGCATCCCGTTGCGCTGCAAGCGCGCGACAAGATCGGACTTCGTCGTGCCTTCCGGGACGCCTCGAATAATCGTGCCGTCAGGCAGGCGAACGTCCATTACTTCAGACTCCCAAAGTCAACCACGTTGCCGCCACTTTGCGGGGCCTGACTCTTTGCCATTGCCTCGCGTCGCTCTTTGACGAGTTCGCGCGCCTGTCCGATCTGCGACAACAATCCGTCTTTGCCGTAGAACGCGCCGCGCACAGAGAACGGGTCCGACAAAGCCTTTTCCATCAGATCAAGGTCAGGCCCAGTCAACGCACCAAGCGCCGCAAGTTCCTTGTATTGAAGCTGAAGGTTTTTCATCAGCGATTGCATTTCAGCCCTGCGCGCGGGGCTCATTTGCACTGTCGGATCGCGCGGGTTGTTCGACTTCAGCCACGTTTCATACCGCGTCAGTTGCTTTTCCATCGTGTCGGCAGCGATGTTCATTCGCTGAATCTCGGCCGGCATCTTAGTGTCGCGGTTCTGCGGAGGCGGGCGAACTCCGGTGAAGTTCATCCCACCTTTGTTGTCGGGGCGGACGAACTCCGGTTCTCCGGTCTTTGGATTGATTGCCGGGATTGGAGAGCCGAAAGACACGTTGACGCCTTCCGGCTTTTGGTCGCGCTTCCACTGCTCAAACGTGCCTTTGTACCCTTGAGCCTTGGCGAACTCGTATTCCTTCACCGCCGACGGTGCTTCTCCCGTCTTTGCTTCGGGGTTCTGCCACAGGATTTCACCAGTCACTGGATTGCGCGCAATCTCGCCCGGCTTTGTCACCAGCGGCTTAGGTTGCTCACGCTGCATCATCTGCTGAAGCTGTAGCGCCTGAGTCGGCGCGCGAGCCATCAACGCTTGGATGTAGCCCGGCATGTCAAACCCGCCCGGACCGCTGGCGTTGTTCGGGTTCTCGACAGCCGTTTCCATGCCGCCTGTCGCGTCAACCGCAGGCGCCGACGGAGCGCGGTAAAACTGCCCCGGAAGCGCTTCCAGTTCCTGCTGACGCTGCGCCTGCTGAAGTTGCATCTGCGCCATGCGCTGCTGTAGCTGGCGCGCTTGTGCGGCTTGCGATTGCTGTGCGTACTGATCGGACGCCCCGAGGCCTGCCATCCCTGCCTGACCTAGCGCGGGGAACAACCGCCCCTTGGCTTGCATGAGTTGCAAACCAGCGGCTAGCAGGCCACGGTTTCGAGCCGCGTCCCGCTCGGGGTCGCCGGTGCTGCCGAAGATGTTGTCTAGAAGGCCCATTTACTTCCCCGATCCGCCGCCACCGCCTGAGCCGTCGCCAGCCTCACCGCCGACAGCCGTTCCGGCGGGAGAGCCGTCAGCGTTTGCGTCAACCCCGCTAGGCGCGGCGTTAGCCGATCCGCCGATGCCGCTTGCCGCCGAGTCGCTAGCCGAATCCATGCCGTTCACCGCGTCAACGCTGCTGACATTGGTGTTTGCATCAGGCCCCGGGCCGATGCCGGTTCCAACGCTGCCAAGCCCGCCGACCGCTTGCCCCAGCCCGATAGCCGCAGGGCCAAGACCTAGGCCCATGCCGATTGCGGTTGCAACTGCCGCAGCCTGCCCCGGGGTGCCGCCCGGAGTGCTCGTGACGCCAGAATCGCCGCCGCCAGGCCCCGGCGTGCCGATGCCGGTTCCGGTGTTCCCGCCGCCAGAGCCGGGGCCGCCACCAACGCCGCCGCCGTCAGGGCCGAGCAGGCCGCCGACAGGCGCAGGGCTTGCGGGAGGAACATACGGCCCGCGATTCGGAATCGTCAGCAGGCCCGGCTGATAAACGCGCGGCGTGTACGGAACAGGGTTGTATGTCCCGATGCTTCCGAAGCGCCCTAGGCCGCTGTTGGCATACGGCGATCCCATACCGGCACCCATGCCTGGATACCCGCCGTAGCCCTGAGCACGGCCAGCGGTAAGGTTCTGCGGGATGCCTGCTTGTTGGTTGCCGCCGGCCATTACTTGGACCCCCCGGAGTTACCGCCATACCCGTTGTAAGCGCCGTACAGAGCCATCGCGGTCCCCAGGCCTTGAGCGAGGTTGTTCGAGCCCGGGCCGGTTTGAGTCGATCCGTAGCCAAGGCCAAGCCCTCGGCCCATCGTCGCAAGCTGTTCCTGCGGGTAGTTCCGCGCCTCAGTGAAGCGGTTGTATTGATCCGTCAGGTTGGCTTGTTCGGCACCTTGGAAGCCTTGACCGGCCCCTAGAAGTTGCTGGGCATCGAAGTAGTCCTGATTTGCAATCGTCGGCGCCATCCCAACCGCCTGCATTTGCCGGCCGCGCTCGTTGTTGTAATCCTGATACCGCATGTTTCCTGCGATATCACCGAGACTCCGGGCGGTGGTTTCCTGCACCCCGGAGTTCCCGAAACTTCCCGTGCGGGCGTTCAGGGTGTCCATGTTGCGCAGGACGTCGCTTGATGCGCGGTCGATCTGCTGGGTAAGGTACGGATTGCCTTGACTCAGGAAATCGCCGTTTAGTGTCTGCTGGATGTTGGCTGAAGCGGCATCGCTTACCGGACTGCCTTGCATCGCCCGCTGTGCAATCGCGTTGTATCCGCCGACTTGGTACGGATTGAGCTGCGCAACGGTCTGCCCGTCATACCCCTGATACGGGCGTTCCGCTACCTGCCGTGCAAAGGCTTGGTAATCCTGAGCATACGGGATCGCCCACTCAGGGAAGTTCTGTACCGTGGTTGTGTCTGATCCGCCGCTCACTTGAGCACCTCACACGTCAATTTCGCAAACCGAGTAAAGCCGCTTCGCCGCAAACTTGCGTTCCCACAGCCGCGCGACCTGTTCGACGCAGGCTCCGCGAATTGACGAACATCCTTCGGAGCGAGCGAGGTCGGCGAGAAGCCTGAAGGCTTCAGGCCCTGTCGATCCCGGTGCGTAGATCGAATAGATGTAGAAGACCCGGATGTTCGGCAACTGCTGCACCTGTACAGCCGCCCAAGCCACAAACTGGCCGTCAACATCCAATCCAATTAGCTGCCGCTCGCCCCGGGCCAGCATCATCTTTAGCTGATCCGGCGTTACCTCGCGGCTAGCCCATTTGCACGCCTCAGCGAGATTATGCGCCCCTTCGCGCCATGCTTTGTCAATATGTGCAGGCGGAATATGTAGAAGGCGCATCAATTACCTGTAAGAGTCCTGACTTGGACGAATGTGCCAGGAGTTCCGCCCGCGACACATACCCAACCAAAGATGACATACTTAGACGCAGCCGAGCCCAATTCGGAAGGGTTGCTATTGCGCACGAAATCCCCTTGCGCGTATGTCCCGGTCGTCGGCGCTGCTGTAGCTACAGCGTCAACCGCGTAGAACTTGCCATCGGCCAATCCGTTGACTTTGCGAACGATGGCTTGGAGTTGGTCATAGAGGAACCGCGCAAGTGGCGTCGGCGTTCCAACCGGGACTTGGAGGTTGTCGTTAAGCCTCATCGCCCGCCTGCGTTCCGTGCGTTGACCTGTAGCCCGCCGACTTCAGTATTCCCGTATAACAGGAATGAGAAGCGGTGCCAGTTACCCGCTTGGCGGAGGTCGAACTTGCTGTTGTCCATCGAACCGGACCCTGCGGCAGTCCCAGCCGATCCCGGGTTCCTGCGGGTTTGCCCCGTCACCGTCGCCGAGGTCGGTTCCGTGTAGAAGCGGAGTCTCAATCGGTTGACGAATGACACCGTGGCGTCGTCGCCAATATCTCCGGTCGTCAAGCCGGAATCCTCACCCGAGCCTGTCAGCGTCTTGAGGTTGTGGCTTGAGTCGAAGATGGCGAGAGCACGGCCGGATGCCTGCCAGCTTTGAGAGTCCCACGGGATATCCGGGAGCGTGTCCCACGTCGAGGCGATGCTAGACAGCGTGTCCCACGTTACCCCCGGGGTAACGTAGTTCATCGCAGCCTCAATCGTCCGGTTGGCCCGGCCCCATTTCTTGGTGGCTAGGTGATAGACGAGAGCGGAATCGGGTTTTCCGGTTGATACGGTCGACGGGTAGAAGATCCACACTCGGCCGTTGTTGCGGTCATAGACGACGATGGTTCTGTATTTGTAGGTCGCCGAAATATCGTTGAAGAACCACTGTCGGACGGTCTGCTGTGCAATCGGGATCGGGCGTGCGCCGTCATACAACCAAATGTTGTCTTCACCGACGAAGACATGGGCGCCGCCAATATCAACCACAGCCTCAGGCCCGACGCAGCCTTGATCGCCCGGAACTCGCTGCCAGTCAAATACAGTCGGAGGGCCAGCGTAGACCCCGAGGAACATCTCGCGGGCTTTGTAGGCCACAGCGCCAGAACCGAAAGGAGCGGCAGCGGTAATCTCACCGCCACCGCCGATCAAGCGCCCGGTGGTGCATTGAGTCGCTACCGCAGGCGCCCAATCAAGACCATCTTGGAACGCAGAGCACCACCAACGATCCGGCTGATCCCCGTAGGTCGCAGAGCCTGCCGCGTCATTGGTGTTGAAGGCTAGAACAAAATCCTTCGTGGAACAAATGATCCGCGCCTTTGGGGCATCCGCTACCACAGCAAACGTACCTGCCGTGCTGTACTGGATGGCCTCGGTGTCGTTCGAGGCTAGGGCCAGGTCGCCGAACTGAGCAAAGCACCAGCGGTTTTCGCTGCTACCCGTGTAGGTCCCACCGCTTACGTCGGACCACGTACCGGACGCGAGTTCGTACAACTTAGTTTGCGTCCCCGCAAAGGTACGACGAGTGCCGGAAGTCTTCTGAAGCACCGCAGCGCCGCGACACTCGGCAGCGAGAGCACCAAGCCCCGACACGCTTACAGCAGACGGAGCGGACGCCATGCCGCGCTCAGTGGGAATGAGTTGCGTGCAGTCGGTAATGACGCCTTCCGTGGTTGACGGAAGATCGGGGGCGAAGCCTACAAACCCGATCACGCCACCCTCACCACCAACGGACCCTGATACTTCTTATCAGCGTTGTCGCGGTTGATCTGCTCTAACTCGTTGTCAAAGAGCTTTCGATAGGCAATCGCGCCTTCAAAGTCTTTGCAGTAGACCGATGCGTGAACAAGCGAGCCATACAGGTAGACGGCCGGGTGATTCGTCAGCAGGGCATTGGTCGTAGCCGAACCGGACAGCGGCGTGAAACTCGCCATGTACGTCATGACCAGATCGCCCGAAGCGTCGTCGGCGGTCTTGATCGTGCTTCCAGTGATCGTGTACCAACTGACGTAACTCGGGTCGCTGGCGTTCAGGCGGTCGAGTTCGTGCGGAGGGACATACCGGAGCATCCGATTCGGATTGCTTGCCCAGTAGGCAGAGCGGGCGCCGGAAAACCCGGTCGGCAGCGTCCCGGAGCCGGAAGTGATCGTGACCGTCGAGGTCGTCTCAAAAGCCAGAATCTTCAGCTTGCGCTGCATCTCGGCTTCGCAGAGTTGGATAAACGTAGGAATGACAGACGTCAAATCGTTACGCTCCAAAAAATCAGCGATTTCCGTTTTAAGGTCTGCCCACGTTGATGCCATGTTTGCCTCAGATCGTGCAGAAAGCGTGCAGTTTGCGCTTTGCAGCTACGTATGCTTCGTGAGCCTCAATTGGACTGTTGTACAACCCGAGGTTCATGTGCTTTCTGTTGACTGTTATCTGCGCTTGCCACTTGCTGCGTTTTGCGCTGAAAGTTACTCCCAAATAACCGGAAGTGTTGTTTGCCTTAGGCGCGCGAATGTTTGAGCCATTTTCGGCTCTTGACGCTTTGCGCAAGTTTTTTGCTCTGTTATCTGCCCTGTTGCCGTTGATGTGATCAACCTCTTCAGGAAGTTCGCCAGTCATGTACAACAGAGCTAGCCTGTGCGCGAGGTAATGCTTGCCACTAAGGCTAAGTTGCACATACCCATCTTTTCGGATCGTGCCAGCAATGCCTCCAACGCGCGTCTTTGGAGCAATACGCTTGATCCAACGGAAGTGCCCGTCTTCGGGACTGTATTTCAGCCAGTCCTTAAAGTTGTCAAGGCACAATGATTCGTTGGCCACGGGGTTTCCTCGCCGTCATTCGCATATCGCGGGCTGGCTGGTGCGTTTGCGGTTCTTCGGGGGTTATGTCCTCCAAACCAAGCACTTTCAGACCTGCCGCAAGCTCGGCAATAGAATAACACCAACGGTGCATCATTTCTTGATTCTTGTACGCAGGGTCGCCGTATAGCCCGAGAATCGTCAGTCTCGGGTCCGGGTGCTGCCGGTCAATCATGGCATGGGCGTAGATGGACAGTATCTTGTCCAAGCACGGACATTCGAGGATCAACAGTCCGCCCGGCTTCAGCACGCGAACCCAGTCCTTCAGGATGACTGGCGCGTCCCAGCGGTTGAAGTGCTCGATCACATGGATTGCCATCACCTCGTCTGCGTGGTTGTCCGGGAACGGCAGCGGCTGCGTCAGGTCGGCCTCAACGTCCGGCTTAACGTCAGACCAGTTGTTAGATAGGTCGACGTTAATGTAGCCGGGCAGAATCCGTGGGCCGCACCCGAGATTCAGCTTGATAGCGCCTTCAGCCATAGCTCTCCGATCCTTGCAGGCGAGTATTCCTGCGCTACGTATCTCTGAGCATTGCTAATCCGTCGCAATACTTCGCGCTCGTGGGTTAGCGCCCATTTGACGCCATCAGCGATGTTGCCGACGTAAATACCCAAGTCGGAATAAGCAGGCAGGTATCCAGCAACAACAAACAAACCTCGGCGGATACTCTCAATCGCCCGGTTAGCTGACTTTGCCATGCTCTTTCCGGTTGGGATGATTACCAACCCAGCACGGGTAAATGCCGCTTCCATGTTGCCCGGCGTCCACTCTGTGACCCCGCCGACATTACGAAGATTGGTGACAACTTCAACTTCTGGAAGATGCTCAAGCCACGGCGCCAAGTCGCAGAGATTGGACGCATGTCCGAACCAAAGTAGCTTGTCGCTTAGTCTAGGCTCACATTCGTATTGCTCATACGGGTCCGGGATCACTACAGCGTCAACGCCGGTCTGATCCATGATGACCCGGCGCATTTCCTCGCTGTTGCAGGTCACGAGGTCTGCGCGCTCAATCCCCGCCATGTAATGCTTTGCGTACTGATCCGAGAAATGATCGTCGCAAACATCAAAACAGACGCGCTTAAAGCCTTCAGCTTCGCGCGTCCAATTCCACCCGTGTTTCCCGATGACAAGCCAGTCATAGCCTTTGTCGATTCCTAGGCATTGCAATTGCCTTTGCGGAATCAATGCCCGATAACGGCTTGACGCCAGATTCTCCCCAAAGTGGCGGAATGTGACTTTCACCGGAATTTAGCAGGCACTTCGACTCGGTACGGCTCAATATCAAACTCAAGCCGGTCGTCGAGTTTTTGGACAATTACACCAAGCCCGCGAGAGCCTGCATCGTGCTCTGCGGTGATGGTTTGCTTTCTGAATATCACGCGGTAATCGTCAATCGTGAATCGCCAGTAATCGTGAGGGTACCCGTGATAACCCTTTTTCTTTGATGGCGTGGTGACGCACATCTTCCCGCCGACCTTGAGTACATGCCACCCGGCAGACAATACTTCCTGCCAGTTTTCGCAATGCTCCAAAGTCTCGCAGCACAAGACGGCATCGAAGTAGCCGGCCGGGAACCTTGATGGCAGGTCCTCGGCCGGCATCACGATGTCAACGGCCGGGCCTGGCCGAACGTCGATCCCGACGTACTCTGAAGGACTGAAGTTCTCCCGAACACTCCCGTTCACGTCCATTGAGCCGATTTCGAGAATCTTGGCGTCGATCTGACGACCGAGTTTGCGAGTGAACAGGAAAACTTCGCCGTTCATTCCTGGATGTGCATCACTTGTTGCGCCGTCTCGTGATACTCGTCTGAGTGATCCGAGTCAGCATAGGCCCTGATCCCGGGAACGCCAAGCGTGTAGTGGATCAACTTTGCTTCCGGGTTCTCCGGGTACTCAGAAGCAAGCCAATTCCATTCCTTCGGCAGTTCCCCAATCTCGTCATCATTGAGGTGAGCGAAAGTGTGCAACTGCCTCCCGGTGGCCGCCATGACGTACTCAGGCGTCAGCAGGCGGTTTAGCGGGTGAGCGCAGTTCCACAGGATGACGCTAGACCAGTTCTTCCGGGGGTAGTCAGGATTCACGGTTTCCATCGATGAGCCGATGTACTTACGCTTACTCTTCGTCTTGTATTCGTGCTTCACAACCATGACCGCATACCGATCATCTTGAAGCCGCCAAAGGTTGTGAATGTCCTCTTTCAAGAGCATGTCGCCATCGCAGAAGATGGCCCAGCCCTTGTATCCCTGTAGGTGAGGGACTAGGAAGCGGGAATAAATGAACGCGTTAGACCCATCGGTGTGAGTCTCTTCGTAGTCACGCAGCAACGGCAGCGCGAGCGGGATCACCTGGATCGGATGCCTCGCTGTGTTGATGAGAGACTGAGTGAAGACGTGAAACGCTTGAGCTTCGCGGGAATCGTAGCCGCAGTAGATCGGGGTCATTGGTTAGCCTTTTAACAGTGTCCTTCCACGGTTCGCCGTCTCTTTGCTTGAACAGCGTAGCGGAGGAGTACCAGGGCATTGACTCCATGCTCCATAGCCAAATCGTCTTGGAAGGGACTAAGACGATCCCGGGAACCCCTAAGGCCCCTGCTAGATGGTGAACGGAGGTGTGTACCCCGATCACCATATCCAACTCAGACACCATTGCAGCGGTGTCGTCGTAATCATCAGTCTCGCATGCTCGGCGGTAGTGCCGGACAGGAAGGCCGGTTTCCTTGATTTCTGCGGTCGGGTCTTTGTACTGAAGGCTGATCCAGTCCGCATCAATAAACTCGATCAGGCCGCGCATCGTCTCAAGCCCGATGGCACGCTCACGGGGCTTGTTGTGCTTCGATCCACCAGACCACGCAATGCCGATCTTTGGCTTAGGCCCGAGCTTGTCAAAGAGTGCTCGCCACTGAACCCGACGTTCAGGATCGGCGATCAGGTAAGGCGTGCCGGGGCACTGCTTCGGAGACGTGCGGAAGAACTGCGGAAGCTGACCGACAGGAAGGCTGGCGTCGATCTTCTTACCCTTCAGCCAAGCGAGTTGCTCTTGCCTACGGGTGCCGTGAACCTCGATGCCGGGGAAAGAACGGCGAAACAGTCCCTCTAGACGGGAGTCGCATTCGAGGATCGGGGTGCAGACCTTAGCCGCGTCACCAATGCAGGACGCGAACATGATTTCGTCCCCGATCCCCTGTTCCCCATAGAAAACGACGGTTTGGCCCGGAGTGCCGTCCCAGAGCGATTCCTCTTGATACTGAATCTGACGGCGGAACTTCCCACCAACAGAAGCAGCGTAAAGACTCCACCCTTTGTCCCAGATGCCAGTAGCTAAGTAGCACATACCAAGCGTGTTCTTCGCGGCTTTTCCGCCAGGCTCGATGGCTAGTGACTTTTGGCACCACTCAATCGCCTTTTTGTATTCGCGCTCGGCAAAGTATGTCATGCCGATGTTTGCGGAAAACATGGCGCTTTGCTTGTTCAGGCTGTACGCCTTGAAGAACGCCTCTCTGGCCTTCAGGCTCTGCCCCAGCCCCGAATAGCACATGCCGAGGTTGTTCCACGGCTCGGCCTTGTTCGGGTTGATCTGGGTAATGCGTTGATAGATGTTCAACGCAAGGCCAAATCGTTCGGCACGGCTGAAGCACTCAGCGATGACAAACAACTGGAGCGGATCGTCTGGGTTCTGGTCTAGGGCCTTGGATGCCCTGCGGACAGCCTCGTCCGGATCGTCGTCGATCAGCTTGGAGAGGTCTTCCCACTGACTCACTTCATCACCTTAAGCAAACGATTGATCACTGCGTGCTCTAGTGCGTCAACTTCTTTGCAGTCAGCGTCACCCCGCGATGCGGCCATTTGCAGCATCGGATTTAACAGCACATGCAACACTTCGTGTAAAGCATCACGCGACTCTGACGGCTGCGCCGTGTGGTCAACAGGAGTTCTGTAGGCGGCATTCCATACCAAACGCGCTTTGTGTTGCGTCCAATTCATGTAGGCGCGATGCGACACAGATTCGTCTTCGCGCGACAACTCATCTTTGCAAACACTGATTTCCCAATCACTAAGCCCAAGTCTGTCAATCCATCGATTGCAGTGCTTTTTAAACTCAGCGAAATCTCTCAAAACTTACCCCGCGTTGTCAGGCAATGGCCGTACTTTTCCTTATTCTTGCGCAAGAACTTGAAGATTTCCTTTGCAGGTTGTTTGTACGGGTCGAAGCCGTCTTCGGTGATCATCTTGAGGGCCAAGATTTCCGGTATAGAAAAGGCGTGCCACCATCCCTTTTTGATGCCGATTCGCGTGTAATCGTCGGAGTTCCGAAGGTTCGTCGAATGATCGACGGCAGCGGACACGTCGCCATCGGTCTTGATGACTAGCTTGTCGTCCTGTGTACCAATGGTGGTCCACATGCCTGACAGCGGATCGTATGTGCGCTCGAATACGTGCATCAAAAAAGGGGCCGCAGTTGTTAGCCGCGACCCCGAGGGCAACTGCCTTAGGCAGCAGGAGAATCAGGATGCATCTTGCACCTTGCTCGACGAGTCCGGGTTGCGCCCGATCAGCGTCCACTCGCACAGCAGCTCGCCGCGCGTGGCATCGCCGGTCTTGGCGCGTTCCTCGAACTTGATCGGACGCAGCCAGCCGGTCGCCCAGTACCCCATGTCGAGACACAGAACCGTGCGGGTCCGCATGTAGCGGTTCAGCATGATCTTGTGTTCGCCGAAGTCGCTGATGTAGCCGTCAACGCCGCCGATCACGACAGCCTGCGAGGTGCGGCCGGCGTTCTGGTTCACGGAGACACCCGCGTAACGCGCCGCACCCGTGAAGGTGGCGATAGCGCGCTTCTGCGTGGTGTTGACCATGACCGTCGTCGGATCACCGCCATCCTGCCACGCAGCGTCCAGAGCGGACACGAACGCGGTTTCCGTCAGGGCAGCGGTCGTGCCGTCGACCGGAGCCGTCCACGCGCCCGAAGCGTAACCCGCCGAGGTGCCGGTCGTGTTGTTGGACGCAGCGAAGACGCGGTTGCCCGCAATCATCGATTCCAGACCAGCGGACGAGCGGACAACCGAAGTCGAGCCGGCCGACGAGCCTTGGTTCTGCACGATGGCGAACTCGATGTCTCGCTTGAGTTCCTTGCCCTTCTTGGCAATCTGGTACGCGAACTCTTCCTTGCGACCGTACTTGCGAACCGCATCCGCAGTACCCGAGACCATGACGGTCTTTTTGGAAATCTGCGTGTAGTTCGACAGCATCGTGGTCGGCGAAGCGGTCGCGTAGGTCGAGTCGTCGCCTTCCACAAAGCGGTTGGTCGCCGCAGCGGCAAGCGAGTCCGTCTGCCACTGGTGGTTAACGTGGGTCACCTTCTCGCGGGCGAAACCAGACAGGCAAGGCGTGTCGGTCGGAGAGATGTTCCAGATCACATCTTCGACGTTTTCGGCAATGCCGATGAGGTCGAAGGTGTCGGTAGTACCTGCGGCTTGTGCCATTTCAATTCCTCTTGATGCTTGACCGTGCTAGCAAAGCAGCCATAGCGTCATCTACGCTGCCGCTCCGCTTGAGGCGACTCAGTGCATCGTTAGCCTTCTGCACGGCGGGTTGTGTCTTGACTGAAGCACCAGGCTTCAGCGTGGGTTGCGCGGTTACTACGCGCTTTTCGGCGGTGGCCTTGTGTTCCCGCATCTGCCGCCCATAGGCAGCGTCGGCGAGAATCTCCACCATCCACGGCTCAGTGATGCTCTCAAGAGCTTGAGCCGGTGCCCCGCGTCCCATTGCGTACTCGGCCAACTGCTTCTTAAGCTCAGGCCCCCAACCCTTGATGCGCGTGGAAACCACCTTTTCGGCGTGTTCCATTCGGGCGCGTAGAGCTTCGCTTTCCTTTGCCTTGGTTTCTGCAACCTTGGCTTGGTATGCCTGCTCGATACGGCCGCGTGCGGCTTGGAGTTGGTTGTATTCCGCGTTAAGGCGGGTCAGTGTGTCGGTATCAATGTTATTGATATCGACGCTTTCCAACTGTTGGAGACGGCGCGTTACAGACTTGTGATCCGCCAGAAGATCGGCGGTCGCTTCTGCAATCTTGCGGATATCTGCGACAACAGCTTTTTCCGTGTCTACGGCTTTTCGGAGTTCGGCGGCCTCCTGAAACTTAGCGTTGGCACCGACGACTAGCGCTTTCGCCTTCGTCGATAGCTTCTCGCCTACTTCCTGGAAAGCCTTCGGAACAGCGATCTTCTCGCCGCCGAAGTCAAACTCAAAAGTACCGTCATCCTCCGTTTCCGGCTCGGCTTCCTCGGCTTCCGATGCGTCGGCTTGCGCCTGCTCCGGTTGCGGTTCGGCTTCCTCGGGAGGCGCCTCAGGCGTCTCGGGAGTCTGCTTCTTAGTCCACCGACTAAGAATCTCTTGCGCGGCCTGATCTTCGTTCAGGTCGCTTGCGACTTCCGTTTCCGGCGTGGTCTGATCCATGTTTCCCTTTAGTAGCCGCTCGGCCGGGGCCGGGTACGGTCAACCTCAAGTTTCGCCAATTTCCCATCGGCAATCGCTTGCCGGAGGAAATTCAGATACTTCTCATGCATGTACTGCACGGATTTGACCTGCATTATGCCTTCTGTATCTGTCGGCGCAAATGTTTTGAATAGCCGCCAGCATTCCGACTCAATATGCGCCATAGCCTCTGCCACGATTGGATCGTCCATCAGAGACTTAGCACGATTGGCTCGGAGAATCTTTTCTTCGTTGTTCATAGCAGCAGCATAGCGGCTTCTTCGTCGTCGTCGAAAATGTCAGTCGCGGGTTTGTCGAACAGTTTGAACGCGTCCTGTAGCTCTTTCCACGCATTGACGCTGACTTTGTGCGGCTTGCTCTTTTTGTAGACAACCTTGATGTCATCCCTCGCAACGTCGACCATGTCGCGCGCGAGCAGGTATGCCAATTCCTCGTTGGTGACCTGTAGGTAACGCTTACCCTTGATGATGTAGTTTCTGCGGACAGGTCCACCAAGGCCTCCACGAGAAATCACCACATCACCGCTGTTGCTGACGCTCGGCGCCAGCCCCAGAATTTCAAGAATGCCAAGGCCAGTGCTTACCGTGAACGAGCCTGCCTGCTGGATCGTCGGCGCGAAGCCGGTGATTTCCAGCGCGCCAACATCGGGTGAGGCAAACTGCTTCGCCGTGGCCGTGACCGCAGGAACCAGACCGATCAGCGTCAGCGCACCAAGCCCCGCGGAGATACCGACATTGGCCGTTGCCTGTACGGTCGGGGCCAGGCCCGTGAACGTCAGCGCACCCAGACCGGCGACGATGCTCGCCGTATCGTTCAGGAAAACAGACGGCGCCAGGCCAGTCAAGGTCAGTTGACCGAGCCCAGTAGACACCGCCCCGGGCGCCGAAGCCTGCACGGTCGGCGCATACCCGGTGATCGTCAGTTGCCCGAGCCCTGCGCTTACGAACTGCTTTGCCGTGGCAGTGACAGTCGGAGCAAGCCCCGTGAGCGTCAGCAGCCCGACACCAGGGCTTGCGCTAAACGTGACCTTGAGCGTCGGAGCGTGACCGGCCAGCACAAGCACGCCCGGAGGCGGGGACGCCAGCGTCAGCGTCTGTTCGGGCGCGTATCCCGTGAAGGAAAGCTGTCCCAGACCTGCGGAGATACTGACGTTCCCAGTACCGGTGCCAATCGATGGCGCGTAGCCGGTAAACGTCAGTTGTCCGAGGCCGGCGCTGATCCTGACGGGCGAGACAACCGCAGGCGCATAGCCCGTGATCGTCAGGGCGCCAAGTCCCGGACTGATCGAAACGCCGCCGCCAGCTTGAGAGACTGTCGGCGCGTGCCCAGTCAGGATTAGCTCGGCGTAGTCCGGTTGGAACGCAAGCCCGGAGAGGATTTCAACGGTATGCGAACGCCATCCGCTCGACGTTCCGCCAACAGATACGTTTGTCGTCGCCCACGATGACACGCCGCCGTTCGTGTCGTGGCCTGCCGCTTCGTCCGTCGCGTCAACGGTCGTCGCGCGATTGGTCATGCCCTGTGGGGCAGTTTCAAGCGTAGTATTGACCGACCGATGACCAGAGAAACCGACGATCCACGAACGGCCCGTGGTGTCGGTCATCGTCAGCGTGTTGTACGCTACGGTCGTGCTTGCGGCGCTGCCTGATGCGTTTCCGCCGATCTGCGCCGATTGCTGTACGCCACGATACACATGCACGACAACCGAAGTCGCACTGGTGAATGTGCCCGTCGCTTCGCCGCTGCTGGCCGCTTTCTTGTAGACGACGACATGGCTGTTTGTGTTAGCCCCGGTCGTGTTGAATAGCGTCGTCCAGTTTTGCCCTGTTGGAATCGTCGGGATCGTGTTCGATCCGTCCCGATAGGCAAAAGCGATGATGAGGTCGCCGGCTTGGTGCGTCGGGATCGTCGCCGAGGTCGTGCCGGTGGCGCTACCAAGGTAGCTGATCGCGCTAGGTTGGCTGCTGTTCTGGACTCGCGGATTTACCGACGAGATAGCCAGCGCGCCAACATCCGGCGTGACGGACAGATCGCCGCTGCGGGCTACGGACGGCGCGTAACCCGTCAATACTGCTTGACCGAGCCCCGCGGTAATGCTGACGTCGCTGCTTCCGCCCGTCTCTTTCCACGCCAGGATACCGACCACGCTATTCGTGGTTCCGGTCTGCGTGAAGCTGCTGTTATAGGTGCCGGTCGAAGTGACCGCGCGCGTAGCGAGCGCCGCGACCCAGAGCGTAGAGCCGTCCAGCTCCGACACTTGCACAGTGAAGCCGGTGCTGTCGGACGTAGACGCAGGATTGCTGCCGCTGTCGCCAAAGATGACCGAAGTCAGCAGCGTGTCAGCAACGCCTGTCGTGATGCTCGGCGACGTGAACGGGCTGGCGTTGTCCTGTGCTTGGCTCGGCGTGCCTTCGCTGACCACCGTCGAGCCGGTGACCTCCATGAACAGGACAACGATGATCCCGCTGGCGGCCGTGACGGTGACGGTATGACTCGCACCGCCCGCGCCACCTTCGCACTTGTAGCGGCGGCACTTGGCGTTCGACCCGTTGATGGTCGTCTCGGTGCCGACCTGGGTGTACGTGTTGCTCTTGCTGTCGGCAATCGACGTAAACGAAGTGCCGTCATAGATAACGGCAACCTCAAATGTGCTCCCAGACGTCGCGGTCGTGACCGCCGATGTCGTGGCAGTGGTTCCACCTGTCGTGGAACCCTTGGAGGTTTGACCTACGGCGAGAGCCATTACGCAGCGTCGAGCACTAGCACGCGCTCGCCTCCGGTTGCGATGCTCTGGGTTCCGGTGTTAGCGAACGGGCTACCCGAGACAGTGCTGAAACTGCCGTTCGTCGGGTCGAACAGGCGAGCGCGCACGCTGCTCGGCGTCATGGCCGACATGACCACTGTCACGGTCGATCCGCTGGGCGTGTAGACCATTGCCGAGTTTCCGTCGCTGGCGCGTGCCGCGATGATCCGCGACGATCCTGTGCCAAGGGACGACGAGACTAGGCTAGTGTCGGTCTTAGGTTCGTACTTCCACCATTGATACGCACTGAACAGATCGTAGAAGTGCGTCATGTCGTTGGCGACTGTGGTGTTCAGGTGATTCGCCAGCGCCTCCGCAGCGGTTGTGCTTGCGCCATAGCCACCCAGGCCCCACAGCTCGGACACGCCGAGCATGTGCCCCCCGAGGCCGCCCGACAGCATCGTCGCGTAAGCCTGCCTGCGATACCCCGCGTCGGTTAGACCGCCGTCACCCTCATACCAGCCCTCGATGTGGAAAAACGGCATGGCAGGGCTGCGCGCGTACTCCGTGGCACAGTAGGTGTACTCAAGACCATCGGTGTACGTGCAGTTCAGGTTGAACCCGGTCTGCCCGCTGGCCTGGCTGTAGCCCGATGAGCCTCGCGCGCCGTGGAACGTGATGAGGCAATTCGGCGTCACAGAGCGGATGCCCGTGGCGATGTTCCAACCCTTGGCGATGTTCGGCGGGTTGTAGTCGCCGCCCATGCACCAGATGATGTTCCCTTGCGTGTAGCGGGTCGCCAGCGTGGCGCCGTAGGTCTGCAAGTTGGCATCGGTTGCGGCGTCAACCTGATAATCCCACCCCTGATCCCCGGAGCCACCGCCGCCGCCGCCAGACCCCAAATACGCCGGCAGGAACACAATCACGATGCCGAGCCGCTTGGCCTCGTTGACCATGTGATCGACGCGCGCCCAGTACGTGCTGTTCAGGCTCTCGAAAGTCGCTGCGGTGTAGCTCGTGCTCGTGAACGGCGCCACACCGTCTACGTTGTTGTAAAGCGGCGTTTGCGTGGCAAAGCAGGCTGTCGGCGCCTGAATCAGGATGGCGTTGAACTTCTTCGCGGCGCGATCTTCGAGATAGCTGGTGATCTGCGCATTTGTGCAGTTGCCGACCATCTGCCACGGGGTATCCCCGTTCATGAAGAACGGCGTTCCATCCGGACGCTGCAAGTAACGCCCGTTGGAACTGACCGAGAGCGGGAACGTCGCCTCCGCGTCTCGGAAGACGAAGTTCACGCCCACGGGATCAGGTCGTGCCGCCGGTCAGCGTGAAGATGCCCGAAGCGTTCGGCGTGATGGTCAGCGTGTTGCCGGCCGACAGGGAGAAAACCGCCGTCGAGAGCTTGCACCATGCCAGCGCCTTGCCGCCAGAAATGCCGATGACGGCATACATGATCGACGTCACCGTGCCGCCCGACGCGGAGAAGATGAACGCCGTCGAGTCGAACTTGATTTCCTTCGCCGAAGCGCCGGCCGTGACCAGCAGGCCCGGCAGCGACTTGATGGCGGTCTTCAGGTTCGTGGTGATGTGCGACAGCGACGCAAAGGTGCTGCGGGTGTAGTCGCTGATGACAGCGGCTTTCGCGCCCGATGCGATCTTGACGCGAACGGTCGTCGCGTTCAGGTCAAGGTCGGCGGTCAGAAGGTACTTCTTCGCCTCGTTGTAAATACGCCAGGCAGTAGCGGCCATTTAGTGCTCCTT